CTTTCACAAAAAGCACCCCGAGGGTTCCTTTATCCTCGTTTCCCGATCCCCGAACCGTGGCACAGGAACAACAGTGTTGCAAAAAAGCAACAGTGGGGGGCTTGCGCGCGGGCGGGCCCACCCGGAAAATTTTTCCCCGGTGCCCGTTCCGGGTCGCAGGGATCGTGGGGGGCTTGAGCGCGGGCGGGCCCACCCTATTTTTTTATATAAAGGTTCCCAGGTCCTGGACCTGGTTGATCTAGGATTAAAGCTCGAACCAATAGCAACCGGATTAGAGAGCTGTATCGCTGTGCTTGAAAGCTATAAATAAATAAAAAATAAAAAGGGCTCGCAGCTAAAGCTGCGAGCCCCGGGTGGAAAAATGACGGTCAAGGGAACTTTAGTCATTAAGTATTTTAAACCTAACTCATACCTAAAGCTCCTGCCTCTCGGCTCGCTCTTGACCCCAGGTCCCAACAGATATCCTACGCTATGGGACCAGGGCTCAAGGTTCGGGGGCAGCTAGCCCCCGAGCTTTTGATTATTCGTAATGCTTTTGATCTGAATAATCTTTTGGTGCTGCCTTACCCTCAAACACATGAACCTCTAAAGATAAATTATGTTTAAAGCCAACCGCATCCACAGCTTTTTGAATACGATTGTAATATTTATCCAGGGTTATTTTGTTTATGGGTTTGTACACATCTTTAACTTTTTCTCTATCAGTGTACCACCATCCACCTTCCTCATGACCGCCAAATAATCTAGCCGTATTATAAACGGCTACAGAAAATTGTTTTTCATAAAGTTTCATTAATCGTTCCCTTCCATAATGTCTCTTAACTCGTCTAACATGTCTCCACTTTCATCAAAGTCAGACACTTCTAAATCAACTGACTTCGCGACTTCATCGTCGGTCATGTCGTAAGCTGATTTTATTTTTTCCTTATCGATCATTTTTCCTCCATTTCTGATCTTGTTTAAACCTACGGTCAAAATCATCCCGATCCCCGTTCCCTTTAACGAGGGCAACGATAAGGGCGGTTATCCCGCCCATTATCAAAATTTGTAATTCGATCGGTGCTTCTAAAAATATTTCGATCATAGCTTTATCTTCCCGATCTTATCCAAGATTTTTCCAAGATATTTCAATTGCTCAAGACATTGTTTCTGTCCGTCTTGATTTAAGTTTTGAAATATCTTTGCATAAGTTGGCAACATATCTTCCCAACTCTCTTTGATATTTATTGTGTCTTTTTCTTTTTTCATTTTTTCCTCCATTATTATCCTAGACTTTACGAAATTAAAAAAGAACTTACAAGAGCTATTATCCCCGTCGCCTGGCACGGGGATCGGGGTACTACATATTGTGTCAAGCATTATCTAGGACACTATGACCATTATGGGTCGCGGGGGCTTGAGCGCGGGCGGGCCCACCCAATGGATCCTAAAGGGTTTGGAAATGCGATCGTAATTACGACCCCCCACCCCCCTAAACAACAAAAAGGGATCCTAAGACATACCCTATATAGCATAATTCACTTAATCATGGTAAGGATGAAAACAATTACGATATGAAAAACGACGAAAAAAATTCTACAAAAAATTTTAATTTGCCTTTGGTCGAGGAACAGCAATACATTAGGGCTAAGAAAAATGTAATCTTAGATGACTTTAGGAAAGATCTCGAGTCTGACTTTTTGAAATTCGTGAAGTACATGTGGCCAGATTTTATTGAGGGTCGCCACCACAAAGATATGTCTGAGATGTTTAATGCTTTGGCCGATGACAAGGTAGATAGATTAATTATTAATATGCCACCAAGACATACAAAGTCTGAGTTTGCATCTTACTTTTTGCCAGCGTGGATGATAGCCAAGAATCCAAAACTAAAGATTATTCAAACAACTCACACAGCGGATCTAGCTGTAGACTTTGGTCGTAAAGTAAAACACTTGCTCGACGATCCCTTGTACTCGGACCTTTTTCCCACAAGATTGATGGAGGACTCGCAGGCTGCAGGAAAATGGAAAACGGAACAGGGCGGAGAATACTTTGCTGCTGGTACAGGCGGAGCGATCACAGGACGTGGTGCTGATTTATTAATCATCGATGACCCACACAAAGAACAAGATTTAAGAAAAGATGGTAAGTCTTTTGATAAAGCATGGGACTGGTATCTATCAGGTCCAAGACAACGTTTGCAACCTGGTGGTAAAATTATTGTGGTAATGACACGTTGGTCAACTAAAGATATTACTGGTCAGTTATTAAAAGCTCAAATGGCAGACGATGCCGATCAATGGAAAGTGATTAAGTTTCCAGCCATCATGCCATCAGGTAGAGCGTGTTGGCCAGAATTTTGGAAACTAAAAGAACTGCAAAAGACTCAGGCAACGCTGACCCCATCTAGATGGAATGCTCAGTATATGCAAGAGCCAACATCAGATGAAGGTGCTTTGATTAAACGAGAGTGGTGGCAGGACTGGGATTCAAGAACTTTGCCTTCACCAAGTTTTGTTTTACAAAGTTACGATACAGCTTTTTTAAAATCAAATACGGCTGACTATTCTGCGGTCACAACCTGGGGAGTCTTTGAATCTGAAGACAACGGACAACAATGTATTCTAATGCACGCAGAAAAATCCCGGTTCGAGTTCCCTGAACTAAGGCGCAGGGCTCACGAACTTTACCTGCAGTATAGACCTGACATGGTTATCATCGAAGCTAAGGCTTCGGGTCTGCCACTCGTGGCTGAACTTAGACGAATCGGAGTACCCGTAACTACCTTTACACCGTCGCGAGGAAATGATAAGTTCGCGAGAGTTAACTCAGTTTCACCTCTATTTGAGGACGGAAGAATATGGGCGCCCCTTCATGAAATGTACGCTCAAGAGGTGATAGAAGAATGTGCTGCGTTTCCACACGGCGATCATGACGACTATGTGGATTCTGTAACACAAGCGATAATGAGACTACGTGGTGGTTATTTCATTGCGCATAGAGAAGACGAAAAGTTAGAACCGATTAACAGAGGTAATTTAGAATACTATGGCTAGTTTCGCATTTGGAAGAACGTTATTACAGTTAGCAGGAAGACTTGGTCTTAAACCAAGAGATTTAGATAAGGTTGATGATATCGCGTTTGTGGGAACAGGGAACAAGAGCCTATTAACTAATGCAAAATTAGATCCTAGAGTTATTGGCACAAATTTTAAAAATAATACTGATTTATTAGATGATCAGTTTATGAACTTAAGAAGTAGTATGTCTCTTTTTCGAAAAGGAAAACTTAATCCTCTAGAAGAAAGAATATTAATGGATAACGTTTCAGATCTTGTTCGATTTAAAGAAACAGGATCAGTTTTAAACAAAGGTGGAATTATTACTACTGAGACTTTTAAAGATCTATATAGAAGAGGTGGTAGAGGATCTGAATTTAAAGACCTCGGAAAAAGACTTGCTAAACAAAAGAAAAATAGATTTCCAGGTAATGTAACACCTGAAGTCAAATCAGCGTTAAAAGAAATAGATAATCAAATTCTAGCAAGTGGTGAGTTCACTTTAAAAGATTTTGCTAAATTATCTGAGATTGAAAAGAATAGAATCAGAAGAATCTTTGACCCTGAGCTTGAAACAAAGTTTCCCTTCCTTAAATTTGCTGAAGGGGGCAGAGTTCATTTAGCAAGCGGTACCTCCCCTAATGTTTTAGGACCTGCACGAAAAGCATATAACAGTGTTTATAGTTACGATGCATCAGGAAATGAGATTTTAGTAAAAGATCTTTTTGATGATTTTGACAGTTTTTTAGAAATGTTTAGAATGCAATATCACGCAGAGGGCGGTATTGTGAAAGATAAAGGTCTAGCAAACATATTGGCGGTATAATGGAATTTATAGAAATATTAGAGAAAATACAAAAACAAGGTAAGTTAAAAAAATACGATCCGTTGGATAAAAGCACTTATCCCTCGGACCCTGAGCAACGTAGAATTTTACTATCGGAGCCAGAGAAAAATACAGCCACAGAAATCTTAGCATTAGATGATCAAGAAACTAACTAGAACTATACCTCCTAAATCAGGGCCCACGCCTCAAGGGTTGAATATTCAAGATAATACTGTTAAGACTGTGAGATTGGAGAAATTAAATGGCAGAAGACAACATAGACAAAGCTTTACCCAACGTAGAGCAAACAATAGAATTACCTAGTGAGGAAGAATTAGTCGAAGCGGCCCAGTCCGAAGAAGACAAAGTTCCGAATCCAGAAAACACTGAAATCGTTCAAGGTGAAGATGGCAGTGTAGAAATTAATTTTGATCCCGCAGCCGCGAGTCCTGAAGAAGGTGGCGACCACTATGCCAACCTAGCAGAATTATTACCCGACGATATTTTAGCTGATATGGGTTCTGAGTTATTTGATAATTACACACAATACAAAACATCAAGAAAAGATTGGGAAGATGGTTATACCAAAGGTTTAGATCTTTTAGGATTTAAATACGAAATTAGAACACAACCTTTCCAAGGTGCAAGTGGTGCAACACACCCTGTATTAGCAGAAGCCATTACACAGTTTCAAGCACAAGCATACAAAGAACTATTACCTGCACAAGGACCTGTGAGAACACAAACGATTGGTAAAACAGATCGTGCAAGACAAGATCAGTCACAAAGGGTTAAAGATTTTATGAATTATCAGATCATGGATAAGATGAAAGAATATGAACCGGAGTTTGATCAAATGTTGTTCTACCTCCCCCTATCAGGTTCAGCTTTCAAAAAAGTTTATTACGATGAACTCTTAGGACGAGCCGTCTCTAAGTTTGTCCCTGCTGATGATTTGATCGTGCCATACACTGCCACGTCTCTCGATGATGCTGATGCAGTGATGCACACGATTAAAATTTCAGAAAACGATTTAAGAAAAAAACAAGTGGGTGGTTTCTATAGAGATATAGAAATTAATCCGAGTTACATGCAAGAGACTGAAGTTGAAAAAAAAGAAAGAGAACTTGAAGGTGTTAGAAAATCAAGAGACGAAGATGTTTATCAACTTATCGAATGCCATGTTAATTTAGATTTAGAAGGTTTTGAAGATCGAGACGAGTTTGGTGAACCTACAGGAATTAAATTACCATACGTCGTAACGATCGAAGCAGGTTCAAGAGAAGTTTTATCCATTAGAAGAAATTACCAAATTGGCGATCCAACAAAACAGAAAACTCAATACTTCGTTCATTTCAAGTTTTTACCAGGTCTTGGGTTCTACGGTTTCGGATTGATCCATATGATTGGCGGCCTTTCTCGAACAGCAACATCTGCGCTCCGTCAATTACTTGATGCGGGAACATTGTCCAATCTACCCGCTGGTTTTAAACAAAGGGGTATTCGTGTCAGAGACGAAGCCCAGTCTATCCAACCTGGTGAGTTCAGGGACGTGGACGCGCCAGGTGGAAACATTAGGGATGCATTTATGCCTTTACCTTTTAAAGAACCATCACAAACCTTATTACAGTTAATGGGTATTGTGGTTAATGCAGGTCAAAGATTTGCATCGATTGCTGATATGCAAGTGGGTGAAGCAAACAAACAAGCTGCCGTAGGCACAACGATTGCATTATTAGAACGTGGTTCACGTGTAATGTCAGCCATACACAAAAGATTGTATGTTGCCATGAAACAAGAATTTAAATTATTAGCCGATGTATTTAAAACTTATTTACCACCAGAGTATCCTTATGATGTTGTAGGTGGGCAAAGAAATATTAAACAAACAGATTTCGATGACAGAGTGGATATTGTCCCTATCGCGGATCCAAACATCTTTTCACAAACACAAAGAATATCTATGGCACAAACAGAGTTACAACTTGCTCAGTCAAATCCACAGATTCATAATTTATATGAAGCATATAGAAACATGTATGAAGCAATCGGTGTAAAAAACATTGATCAGATCTTACCACCGCCCCAACAACCTACTCCAGTAGACCCAGCAGCAGAAAATATCTTAGCTTTATCTGGAAAACCTTTTCAAGCTTTCAAAGGACAAGATCATAGAGCACATATTACAGTGCATTTAAACTTTATGGCTACAAATTTAGCTAGAAATAATCCAATCGTGCTTGGCGCATTAGAAAAAAATATTTTTGAACACATCTCTTTAATGTCTCAAGAGCAGATCGAAGTAGAATTTAGAGAAGAGTTACAACAATTAGCACAACTACAAGCTAATCCGATGCTTGCACAACAAGATCCTAATGTTCAACAACAAATTTTATCTTTAACTTTAGCGATGGAGTCTAGAAAAGCAAAATTAATTGCAGAAATGTCTCAAGAATTTAAAGATGAAGAGAATAAAATTATGGGTCAGTTCGGAAATGACCCTGTTGCGAAGTTAAAAGCAAGAGAATTAGATTTAAGAGCCGCCGACGATGCTAGAAAACGTGAAGAAGGCGAAGAAAGGTTAAGTTTAGATAGAATGAGAGCTATGATGAACCAATCTAACTTCGATGACAAGCTAGATCAGAATAAAGAGCTAGCCATGTTGAGAGCGGGCGTAAGTTTAGCAAAAACTGGTGCTAAAAAAGTAGAGATTGAAGAAAATTAAGATGCCGTTGACTGAAAAAGGTAGAAAAATTATAAAATCTATGAAAAAACAGTACGGTAAGAAGCGTGGTGAAACAGTTTTCTATGCCTCGAAGAATAAAGGTGTTATAAAAGGCGTTGAAAAGAAAAAAACAAGGAGAAAAAATGGAAAAACTAGATAATATCAAAGAAGTTAAGGTTGGTGAGCAGCAAACTGAGATCGATCCTAGATCTAAAACAACTGCAGACCAAGCATTTAACTTAATTGGTACAGGTGGACCTGAGCTTGAAGTACAAGGTCAAGGTAAAGTGATGCCTGAGAAAAGAAGAAAATCAAAGGCGTACTAATGGCCTGGTTCAGTTTAGCAAAAATTGCTTTGCAAGCTGGTAGTAAGATATATTCTAATCGTCAGAAGACGAAGATGGCTATGTCTGACGCCCAACTTATGCATGCCGAGAAAATGGCTCGGGGTGAGGAAACTTACCAAGGCAAATTGCTAGAAGCTAGACAAAACGATTATAAGGACGAATTTGTACTCGTTATAATTTCGGCGCCTATCGTAGTTTTAATGTGGGCAGTGATGTCGGATGATCCGACAGCCATGGAGAAGGTAAAACTGTTCTTCGAGTACTTCCATGAGCTTCCGAAATGGTTCACGAATTTATGGGTGCTTGTAGTTGCGAGTATTTTTGGTATAAAGGGTACACAGATATTTAGAAACGGAGGTAAAAAATAATGGCTAAGAAAAAAA